ATGTAGGTGAGTCAATGGCTCTCGCTCTGGGTATTTATCTCTCAGATGACGAAACCATTCCGTTGACAAAACGACAAGCGGAAATGCGTCGGCGCTATCATCAACGTCTGAACGAACAGCGAAATGAGGCCTTTGAACCTGAGGCCGGTAGGGAGGATCGACTATGAGCATCGTGTTTGACTTCAAAGACATCCGTTCGAGGGTTAAAGGCGATCCGATGATTAGGCCACAGGCAAAGGCAAGGATAAAATGCGAATGGGATTGTCCAGGGGATGAAACGTGTGAGAATCACCAAGACTGCATATGCGGATCACCAATGAAAGCTCACAGAGGCTCAGATGGACATACTCCCATTTCTGTTCATGAGCATTATAGTAGGATATACAATGACCCAACACTTTGATAGGAGCCTGTATGCCACTTATCTTCATCGCCTCGTTTCTAGGGGCTTTTATCGGCACTGCTACAGGGATTTTTCTTGGCGCATGGATACTGTTTTGAAGCACCTTGCATTGGCCCTTGCGTTGGTGGTTATTTGTGGCCCAACATTGGTTCAAGCCCAGCCATTTCCCTTCCCACGACCGGAGGATTGGGGTCCGAATGAACAACGGAGGATCTTGCCTGAGAGGAGGTATGATCCGTATGATCGCGGGCCGGAAGAGCGATATAGGGGACGAAGGGAGCGGGAAGGGATTAGTCGAGAGGAATATGAGCGCAGAGCATATTGTGCCATGCATCCAAGGGATTGTCAGAGATATGACTAAGCCTCAGCACGCACTTCACATTGTAGATTATTACCTTTGGCGCGCGATGAAAGATGATTGGGAATTGGCACATACGGCTTGCTTTCATTGGGCTGTATGTCGCGAAGCCTACCTCGACGAACGCGAAATGGAACGGGACCACAAGGAAAATTGGTGATGACACTCTATTCCTGCCGCCACTCCGGCGACCAATACCGGATCAGCAAATTCAATGACGATATGAACGTGCAGAGCAGCTACCTCTGCACAGAGACGGAGTGTGACTGTCCGGCTGGGGTCAGGCCAATCTGCCGCAATCGAGAGATGCTGCCGAGGTTCATTGAGCGTAAGACCGTCGACAGTGATTGGTGGTTCGACTACGATCGCGGAGGCTGGGTGCAAATGGGAAACGGGGAAGAACCGCTCCAATTGGAAGATTTCGAAGGGCCACATAGCACAGTGGTTAGTGTAGTGGGCTTTGAACCCATTGACGATGGTTCGAATCCATCTGTGGCTGCCAAACCGCTCCCACCTGCGCATTATCCATCGTGGAGGAGAATCTAATGACCGCCGTCCACGCACCCTCTGCCGCCCCACCCTACGCAATCAAATGCTGGATGGATGATAACAATGTTTATGCTGAGGTTCCGTCGGTCAACTCCCCTTGTGTGCTCAAGTTCCCCATCCAAGAGGGCGGGCTGGCGAAGTGCTTGGCAATTCTCGGTGCGCGCCACTCGGTTGAGGGCGCTGGTGAGCCATATATCCATCGACCTGCGCTCAACAAGAAACTAATGGCCGCGGGTGTGACGATGAAAGACATGGCCAGCGCAGAAGCGGTGCTGAGAAAGTCAGGAGTGCTGAAATGACCAGCGAAGAATGCATAGACATCGCCAAGGATATGGCCACAGAACTTATCGATCTCACAGAATGCCCACAAGATGCCGCGGAGATCTTGATATATTTGCACATCATAATATGGAAAAGCCAAGATGGAAAGGCTTCAACGTCAACGATGCTGGATTGTTACAAAACCACCTTTCTGAAAATGCTAGGAGAAGGGACAACACTTCAATGACCTTCAACATCGGCGAGGAAGTGATCTGTGTTGACAATTCACCAGCGTTTAGTGATGGCACATACTGCGATCTTGTGAAGGGCAAGACATACATCGTCCTTTCACTGTGCCCTATATGCTTAACCTGCGGTTGCATCGCGGTTAAGCCGGATCAGCGTCACTGGGCCCCAGATCGCTTCCGCAGACCGCAGGTGGATGAGGATGTCACGTCGGTTTATGTTGGGGTTAAGGTATGACTGAGCCCTACCTCATCGCCCACAAGGTCCGAGGCGAACCTGCGTTTGACATCGCAGTGCGAATGCAATGTCCTGAATGTAACGGCGATGACGCGATGCAAATGTCCTGCGGCGAGTGTGATTACCTCGGCTATTGGTGGATCGTATCAACCAGCGGCCATCGAGCTTATCCTTTTAACTCTTGGTCTCTCGATGAACTATTCTGGGCACCTACCGACAACGATCCAAAGATCCCAATCACCGATGCGAGTGAAGCCATTATGAACAAGGATTGGTCCAATTGGCCTGACCACTACCGGCACGGTGCTGAGGAGAAGCGGACCATTGATGTTTCTGCACTGACCAAGCCCAAACCATTCAAGATGAACCGGAAGATATGAGCTATGAAAATCTGGCCTTGGAGTGTGATTGCGGAGCTGCACGATGAGAATGCCAAACAGCGTGAGGAGATAGCTCGGCTTCAAATAGCTGATAGCAAGTATGCCAAAGACTTTCGTGCTATCCAAAACCAAACCGAATACCTTGTCCGCACCATACGCGACATGGATAATCAGATTTTTAAGATGGGCCAATATACTGATTGGAACCAAATGCGTCCACATTTCAACTACCTCCACGAAGGCACGATCTCCCGCAAGCGGACGGAGAGCGATCGGATTAATGACCTACTTCGGCCGGAGTTGATCAAGACCTACAGCGGATCGAAGATGATTGAGAGTCGATGATATGCACTACGAAACCCAAGGTGGCATGGTCACCCAAGGCCTGAACTTCTCCAAGATGCTCGATCTCCTTCGTGAACTACAAGAAGCCACCGCGCTGCAAGGTCATCTCATCCGTGCGCAGGGAAGCTCCACAAAGGACAATGCTCTTGCAGATGGCTGGCTCTGCATCTCCGAGAACCTCAAAATGATGGAACGATTCATCACCACCATGGCTCAGGGAAAGTTACTACAATGACCACCACACCAATAATTGGAAATGCCAATGGCACTAAGCAGCTCAATCCAAGCCTACCCTGACTGCCACGAGTTCTTCGAAGCAGTTGTGGATGATCCGCAAGGAGGTCGGATCTGGAAAGGCACGTTCCAAGCCTCGCATGAATTCCGGCATCGATGTCATCAGTTTCGCCGCCTGCACAGGAAGAACAATGAGAAGATTTACAAACCCGGCGAGCTGATGTTTGGGTGTAGCGAGTATGACACGTTGAAACTCCAGCTCAAGGAAGATTCCGCTGGAGATTGGTGGGTCTATGCAGTGCAAATGCGCAACGCACCGAGGAGTATTGAATTGTTGAGTGAAGTTGAGCCGGAAGACCCAGCATTGCGGGAGATCGAGGTTGTGAATCGATTGCTGCTTGAGGATCATAGTGAGGATCGAGAACAATGAAAATCTGGTTTGATACAGAGTTCATCGAGGATGGGAAGACCATCGATCTATTGTCCATTGGCATGGTTCGTGAGGACGGCGCTGTGCTGTATTTTGAATCAGCAGAGTGTGACCTAAACCGCGCCAGTGATTGGGTCAAGGATAATGTAATCCCACATCTGCGACAGGTGTGGACATCGCGCAGTATGATTGCTTCGACCATCGTACAGTTCGTTGGAGAGAAGCCTGAGTTTTGGGCCTACTACGCTGACTATGATTGGGTCGCACTGTGTCAACTCTACGGCACGATGATGGATTTGCCTAAGAGCTGGCCGATGCATTGCCGTGATGTCAAGCAGTTGTGCGATAGTCTTGGCAATATAAGGCTACCCAAGCAAGAGAACGCCGAGCACAATGCACTCTCTGATGCTCTTTGGGCCAAACAAGCGTGGGACTTTCTCCATGGCAACTAAAGCCCCACAAGAAACCTACCTGCGCTATTGGGAAGCCGCTGCGTTGCAGGAGATTGGGATCGAGATCAAGGTTGATCCGAATGATCAAGCGATGTTTGTGAACGCTATTTATGATGCACGGAAGATGTTTGGAGGGTATGAGGATATGATTGTTCTCCAACCCAACCCACCGGGGACGCTTTTTATTAGGAAGAAGGAACTAGCGGAGATGGAGGAATGAGAACGTGGACATTGTTGTTCTTTAATGCGGGCCCAATGATAAAGTTCGAGGATGAGTACGCAGGAACGTTTCTGCATGTGGAAGATCTGAATCCAGAAGCTCACATTCGATTTCGGCTAACCCCGATGGAGCTTCTAGCCTTTGGCCTCAAATGCGTTCTGCGGAGCATGTGGCGATGACCAAACCCGACAACGAAATGTTCTTCCATGCCACACCCAACGAAGAGCTCTGCACCGATGGCAGCAAACACGACTTCCAAGGCTGGATAGATCTGAAAGACGAGAACGGCTATGTTTGCGGTGGTACGACTGTTTGCACCAAGTGTGGATTGGACGCATTTACACACAGCTTGAGGTATGGGCCATGAGCGATACTAACCAAGACGACCCAACCGACATCGACGAACTCATGCGGAGGATCGACGAAGAGATCGAGTTTGGGTCGGGGATTGTCACGCCGAAGTACATCGACGCGGTGGTTGCCTACCAGCGCCAGCAACGAGCGAGGCGGCAGGCTGGGGTGAAGACGAAGAAAAGCGAGGGGGAAGATGGACCGAGGTTGGATATTAATTCTCTGCTGAACAAACCTGTGTTCAAAATGAACCGGAGAGTGTAGAGATGGACAACTGCAGCGAAGCTGTATCACCCAAGGCCCCCTCTCCATTCATCTCAGGAACAAAGATTCAATACGCGATCGATTCGACCAGCCTCGGTGCGATGAAGTTGTGTCCGAGGTACTATCAATACACCATTCTCGAAGGTTGGATGCCTAAGGAAGAATCGATCCATCTGCGGTTTGGGATTGAGTATCATTCAGCGATTCAGGATTATGAAAACCTGCGCGCGGAAGGGTTGGATTTCAACGATGCTGTTAGGGAGACTATGGGGAGGTTGCTAATCCGCAGCCATAAATTCGATCCCGATCCAAGCACCAAGGCCGGGCAATACAAGAACCCGAATAGCCTTCGCCAATTGGTTGTAGACTATCTCGACGAGTTCGGCCGTGGCGATCCTTGCAAAACCTACATCCTCGCCAATGGCAAACCAGCAGTCGAACTCAGCTTTCGTTGGGAACTAGACTGGGGACCCAATTGCAGCGAAGCTGTATCCAATCCTACCAATCCCAGTGACCAACCGAATACAGCTTCGCTGCAACCATATTTGCTGTGTGGCCATTTGGATCGGGTGGTGAGTTATAATGATGATTTGTTTGTGCTGGATCATAAAACAACGACAATGTCTGCTGGCGATTGGTATATGCAACAGTGGAGCCCAAATAACCAAATGACGTTGTATGCCTTGGCTGGGAAGGTTGTGTTGAACGCACCTATGCGCGGGGTGATCATCGAAGCTGCGCAGATTTTGCTTGAGAAGCCTAACAAGTTCACTCGTGGATTTGCCTATCGCAGTGATCAGATCATTCATGAGTGGCTTAGTGATTTGGAAATCACTTTGGAGCTGGCCCAGCATTACGCCAAAGCCAATCATTGGCCGATGAATGACACCGCGTGTGGCATGTACGGCGGATGTAAGTTTCAGAAGGTTTGCTCCAAGAACCCAGAAGTCCGGAAGCATTATCTGAACGCGGATTTTATTCAACTCGACGAGGACCTGAGATGGAACCCGCTAAAGCCACGCTAGATATCTTCAAGCTGTTCAACCTCAACATTCATGCTTGGCACTACTTCGGCATTATCTGTTTCAATGATCTGCCAGGGATATTTCCAGGATTGGGAATAGATGATGAATGAAAAACAACTCCGCGCAATCCTCCCACTCCTCAAAGCTCGTGTGGTCGACCGTGGCCCAAGCCATTTCACAATCAGCTTTGGGCCGGAGTACGGCTCACCAACGCAGATTAGGATTGAGTGTAACATGGATATGTACGACCTGCATGATGGGGATTTGTTAACGATCTATACCGAAGTGATGCTAACCCAACCAAAAGGAACCGCGTGATGCCCGAGACCCGCACAACCCAACTCAAATTCCTCGAGGAAAAGAAACACTCAGTTCGGTATGTTTCTGAGCAAGCTAAGGACGTGGTTAGTTCAGTTTACATCATGAAAGCCGAGTTGGACAAACCTTGGCGGTCTAATCGGGCTTGGCCGGAGAAGATCAAATTGACGCTGGAGTGGGAGTGATGCCAAAGATCACATACCTCAAAGAAATCGATGGTGCCTTATGGGCCCGGCTTGAGTTAGATCACCCTACTAGGGATGGAGTGGTTCACATATTTACCGACAAGGAAATTCGAGAGCTTAAAGACAAAGAGCGCCAAGAAGTGAGAGAGGAAATTGAAAATGCCCTCGATCGCTGGAAGGACTAAACCATGCCAAGCCTCGCCGATCACCAATCAAACGACCTAACCAAGCTCCTCCTTATTGGCGATGCCAAAACCGGCAAAACCGGGTCGTTGGTCTCCCTAGTCAAGGCCGGATACAAACTCCGCATTCTTGACATGGACAATCTCCTCGATAGTCTCAAATACCAAGTCCTGCGTGAATGTCCGGAGATGATGGGGAATGTTGATTATCGAACCCTTCGAGATCGTTACAAACCCACCCCTCTCGGTCCTGCACTCGACGGCAAGGCTACGGCATTCATCACAGCAATGAAAATGCTCGATAAATGGAGCTACGACGATGTTGACTTGGGAAATCCGGCCGCGTGGGGGCGTGATAGTATCCTTGTCATTGACAGCCTATCTCGACTATGCGATGCCGCCTACGATTTCCACCAATCAATTGCCCGCCCTGGTAAATCAGGCGACGTTGACGGCCGAGCAATCTATGGACTTGCGCAAGATGCTGTTGAAATGGTACTTAGCAATCTTACTAGCGACACCTTCGCAACCAACGTCATCGTCATCGCGCACATCGCGTATCAAGACCAACCAGACGGCACGAAAAAGGGTTTCCCGCAAGGGGTTGGGCAAAAGCTAAGCCCAAAGATTCCACAGTATTTCTCCAGTGTGGTTCTCTACACCAACGTTCGAGATAAACGCACAATCAAAACAAACTCTACCATGCTTGTCGATCTCGCCAATCCCAAGCCGTTTGAGATGTCGCCAGAGCTCCCCATAGAGACTGGCCTCGCCACCTTCTTCGAAACCCTGCGTGGGCCAACAGCCGCAGCTAGCGCAGACAAGCCCAAAGCGGTTATATTGAAAAGGAGAGTTTGACCTTTGCCCAAACCCATCCGCCCAATGAAGCTCCTGGCGTTCATCAACCTACACGCCTACTTCATCCGCCTCAACCCGCCCTTCTCCGAACCCACCAAGGAAATCCTCCGCGAGATCGAGGAGCATATACTTAGTATTATTCAAAAAGAAAGGAACCCAATCCAGACCCGAACACAAACCCAAACCGACCCAAACCGAAACCAATTCTACCCGATCAACAAGGACACCTTCTAATGGCCACCAACTTCGAAGACATCCTCAATCGATCCATTGACGACATCAAACCGCCTCCGATGCTGCCAGAAG